TGGAACGACTGGTTCCGAGATCAAAATCTACAAGACAGTCTGGTTGTCGATCTGGACGATGGTCCAGATATACAAACGGACTACACAATACAAAAACGTGGCAAGCGCCACGACTACTTTACATCTGCTTTACCATGGCCCCAAAAGGGCACTGCAGTGGAATTGCCTCTTGGAACACGAGCTCCGGTAACGGGAATCGGGCCAACCTCTCAAACTTATTCAGGATCGCCGTCAGCCGTATATGAGACCGGCGCATCTGCGTCTGTCGCATATTCGTCGGCTACGGAAATTAATACTAATCAAACATATGTTCAGGAAGCACCGGATAATTCCGGATTTCCCAACATCTATGCCGACCTTTCAGAAGCAACTGCGGCAACCATAAATCAATTACGCGAAGCTTTCCAAATTCAAAAACTCTACGAACGTGACGCCAGAGGCGGCACCAGGTACACTGAAATCGTTCGTGCCCACTTTGGTGTCACTTCACCCGACGCTCGCCTGCAGCGACCCGAATACCTCGGCGGTGGCTCTACTCCTGTCAATGTATCCCCAATACCTCAAACATCACAAACTGCAACAACCGTACAAGGCAATCTAGCCGCTATGGGCGTTGCTACAATTCACAACAACGGGTTCACCAAGTCCTTCACGGAGCACTGCATAGTCATAGGCTTGGTCTCTGCCCGTGCTGACCTGACTTACCAGCAAGGTCTATCTCGAGCTATGTCTCGCTCAACTCGCTGGGACTTCTACTGGCCCGCGCTATCTCACATTGGGGAACAATCAATACTCAACAAAGAAATCTACACGGCCGGTACGGCCGCCGGAACCGATGACCTCGTGTTCGGCTACCAAGAGCGCTATGCGGAATACCGCTATAAACCTAGCCAGGTCTCTGGCCAAATGCGCTCAAACTTCGCAACCTCTCTCGACACTTGGCATCTCGCCATCGACTTCTCTTCACTGCCTGCTCTCAATGCGGCATTCATCGTCGAGAACCCACCCGTTGACCGCGTAATAGCGGTACCAACGGAACCTCACTTCCTATTCGACAGCTACTTCAAATACCGCTGCGCCAGGCCTATGCCGATGTACGGTGTGCCTGGTCTAATCGATCACTTCTAATGCCTTTTCCATGGGCAGCCGCCGCCTCTATAGGAGGGTCCCTCATAGGCGGCCTATTCGATCGATCTGGCGCCACAGCACAAAATGTGGCCAATCGCGCAATATCTCGCGAGCAGATGGACTTCCAGGAACGGATGTCCTCAACTGCATATCAAAGAGCAATGGCCGACATGAGGAGGGCAGGCCTCAACCCGATATTGGCCTACAAACAGGGGGGTGCATCTTCACCATCAGGTGCCGGCATCCCTGCGGTCAGCGAGCTTGCCGGCCTGGCTGAAAAAACATCATCCGCGGTCGGCAAATACACCGCTGCAAGGACAGCAACAGCAAATTTAAAATTAATCGATCAACAGAGACGTCAGTCTCATGCAACTGAGATTAATCAAGATGCTCAATCTGCTCATACATTGGTACTTGGTCAGATTGCTAGAAATAACGAAAAGGTTAACCGCCTAAAAACTAATCTGGAAGTCAGAGGACTTTCAGGAATTATCGGATCTAATATCTTTTTAGGGGGCCTTTATGGCAAATGGGCTAACCCTTTCGTTTCAACCGCAAAACAACTTGCAAGGTAAAAAAACTATGTCTTCAGCAAAACCACGCAGCGCCTACTATCCACATGATCGTATTCAAAACGATCCAGGCGGCGATAGCCGCACTAAACAGGCTTTCCGTGAGGAAACCGACATCAACAATATACTACGTAAACACGAAAAAGGTCTATTAGTAGACCACCTAAACGAGCATCAAGGCCAATATGGCAACTTTATTGATGCTCCCGATTACCATACGGCTCTCAACCGTATCCATGAGGCTGATAATGCCTTCATGACCATTCCCGCTGAAATACGCGCTCGTTTTAATAACGACGCTGCTGAGTTCCTGGCATTCGCTCAGGACCCAGACAATCTCGATAAAATGCGGGAAATGGGCCTCGCTCCTCCGGCTCGTCCTGAGCCTGTTATATCTAACGAGGCCCCAATCACTACGGAGCCGGAAAAGCCGGCTCCAGACCCCGACCCCGCTCCGGCATAATCCATGCCAAGCATCTTCTTGGTCGTCTCTTGACGACCGCCGAACAGTCTTCTACTAGATGTAACTGTTCGGACTGACACCAACCCATATAAATGAGGTCAAAATGCGCCGTCCATTCAAGCTAAAAAAAGCCCGGTCACGCAAAACGTTCAAACGTGGCTTCAAGGTGAAGAAAAAGAACTATTCACCTATGCCCATGCGAGGCGGTATCCGCCTCTAAAGCCTCCCAAACCATGGAGGCTCTTCATGCCCTGCTACTCACCACTCAAGGGGTGGCGATCAGCCACCCCGAATCTATCTGGGAAACGCCCAATAACATTCAATATAAAATCTGCCTTCATCGATCTACCTGTAACCCTGCCCTGCGGTCAATGCGTAGGCTGTCGCCTGGAACGCTCCCGCCAATGGGCAATCAGATGTGTACACGAAGCTCAAATGCACGATGACAACAGCTTTATAACGCTGACATTCAATGATCAGCATCTACCCGACGATCACTCACTCGATATCGTCGTATTCCAGAAATTCATGAAAAGGCTAAGAAAACGCCTGTCACCAAAACTCATCCGCTTCTACGCTTGCGGAGAATACGGAGAAACATATGGGCGACCTCATTACCATGCTTGCATCTTCGGGTACTCTTTCCCCGATAAAAAATACTGGAAAACGTCAAACGGACATATGCTATATCGATCCGCTCTACTGGAGGCGACCTGGACGTATGGATACTCTTCTATCGGACAGGTTTCGTTCGATTCTGCCGCATATGTCGCACGATACATTCTTAAGAAAATCAATGGCGCTAACGCCGCCGCCCATTACGAATACACCAATCCTGAAACTGGTGAAATAACCAATCTCAAACCCGAATACACAAATATGTCCCGACGCCCTGGCATCGGCTCAAAATGGCTAGATAAATATCTAAGCGACATATATCCATCCGACTTCGTCGTGATAAATAATAAGCAAATGCGTCCACCTAAATTCTATGACGCTAAATTTGAACTCTTCTCTCCGAAGGAACATGCTCTTATGAAGAGCAAAAGAAAAAGAGACGCTAAAAAACATGAGGATGATAATACTCTCGAGCGTCTCGCTGTTAAGGAGTCAGTCCAAAAATCAAAACTCAAACATCTACCAAGGAACGTAGAATGATAACATCAATATTTTCTGTCTATGACAGTAAAACAAACGCGTACCTACCACCATTCTATATGCCGACCAGACCAGCAGCTATGCGAGCCATAGCAGATGCTGTGTCTGATACGGATCATACATTCCATAGACACGCTTCCGATTACTCATTATTCTTTCTCGGAACGTTCTGTGATAATACCGCCAATTTCGATATGGAGAAATCACCTGTTAATCTCTGCGGTCTCCATGAACTCGCATCTCAGGAATAGCAAAATGCCTAAAGGACGCGACTACGGTTCCTCATCAAAATCAGCTCATCAATTCAGCCGTGTACCGGCAGCTGAAATACCACGATCGTCATTCGATCGATCTCATGGTCATAAGACCACATTCGACGCCGGATATCTGATACCGGTCTTCCATGACGAGGCTCTGCCCGGCGACACTCTAAATCTATCTATGACGGCCTTTGCAAGGCTCGCCACACCAATACATCCATTCATGGATAATATGTACTTGGATACGTTCTTCTTCTCCGTTCCCTTACGTCTCCTGTGGAGCAACTGGGAAAAATTCAACGGAGCTCAAGACGATCCGGGCGATAGCACATCATTCGTCATACCTCAAATCGTCCCTACTCCAGCATCTGGCGGCTATCAGGCCGGCGATCTGTTCGACTATCTGGGGTTACCCACTGAAGTCGAGGACATCACAAATAGCGCGCTGTATAGCCGCGCTTATAATCTGATCTGGAACGACTGGTTCCGAGATCAAAATCTACAAGACAGTCTGGTTGTCGATCTGGACGATGGTCCAGATATACAAACGGACTACACAATACAAAAACGTGGCAAGCGCCACGACTACTTTACATCTGCTTTACCATGGCCCCAA